GCATGTTTATATCATCTGACTTGCAGCTGATATTTAGGTGAACACCTTCGTGGACGGGTTAAATGTTCCGGTAACCGGATCACCCTTGAAGTTGATCGTGAATCCAATGGAAACAGGATCAGATGCAGGACCACCGAAGTTATCGATCTGGATGGATACATTCTGCTTCTCAGCCGGATATGCGCCGGATGATGCTTCTTCCCATGCATCCACGTTCACGATAGTTGTCTCGGCATCCTCGCCGATCGCGCGAGACTTTCTCAGGTTGTTGATGAACTCGAAGATATCTTCGCCCTTCTTAGCCTGGAGCGTTACCGCTGCATTCGGCTGATAGCCGGTAATCTGTGTATCAGCGCTGTCCTGATTGATGAACTGCTCTGTCTTTGTCTGCGGATTGTACGCAATCTGCAGTTCCGTAGCGCCATGACCGATCAACGCATATGTCGCGGTAGATTCGCCCGGAGTGGTGTCCATGAATGTCATAAATAATGATCTTTTCATAGTTGTTTACCTCTTTTCGTAAGTGAGATTAAAGTTACACTGGTACTCTTCGCTGCCATCTTCCAGACGCCCCACAAGGGAGCTTGTCGTTGTCCTTTCGATCGCAGTAATCGTACGGCCACCAGTAAGAGCCGGATATTCCTGATGCTCAATCCACTCCCCGAGTCCGTCCAGAATGTTCTGCTTTGACATGCGCTGTGCGACGCTTGTCGGCTTGCACCTGTACAGGATGAAGAATGGAAACTGACCATCAAAAACATCTTCTCCCGGCATGCAAAGATATTCGACCAGCTTGACAGCTCCCTGCTGGGAAAACACTGCCAAAGGATTCTTATCGTCTACATACTGCCATGATGCTTTCACACCGGATGGCAGTTCGGGATACTGGTTGATCAATAGCAGGATAGCTTTAGATATCAGGTTCTGTTCTGCGATTGATAATGCCGTCAGATTGTCTTCCATCATCCGCCTCCTGCCAATTTTCTAACGCCTGCGGTCCAGGTTTTTTTACAGATGCCTTTGGCTTTTTCAAACCAATAAGCGCCTGTCCCGGGCGTGTGGTAAGTTAAATCAATGTCTGTAAGTTTTTTCGGCGCAGGTCCTACCATAACCTTGCCGTAATACAGATACCTCGCATATGGTGATGACCACACCACCTCACCGGATCCGAGCTTCGTTCCGAGCCTCGCTGACTTTCGGAGGACACCGTTTCTGAATGGCACATGCCGATCGCTGTCAACGATCACCTGATTATCAAGCCACTTCTGCGCCCGATCATATTGCCCTGGAAAGCGGTTAGGATCGAGATCAAATACAACACCGCCATTCGTCATATGGACCTTGCGAAAATCGTTGCTTGCCATTATTTACCACTCACTTCCAGATGCGGAATGATGTCGAACTCATCGACACCGGCCACGGTGTAGCAGTAATCGTACTTGCCGCGCATGTACTCCGCGAAGTTATCCCGTGTATGATCCTCACTGGATGTATCGCCTTTTACGAAGAAGTCGCCTTCATCAAAGGTGAATTTCTCGGACTTGTCTGCAAGTGCTCGCCATGCTTTCGGCGGAACGTATCCGCTACCGATGTGGTGCACATACAGCTTTGCATTGATCGCTTCCTGTACGCCTGTCGAGTTGAACCTCGATGACTGCCTTGGGAAGAGCGCAACCTTCGTCAGAACTGTCGGATACCACGTCTCTTCATAATCGGCTTCCTGCCGGTTGTATACGGTTACGGTATCTGTATAAAATACTCCGCTCATCATAACCCCCAATACAGAAGACCTGTATTGTAGAGGTACTTCCGCGCGGCTTCAAACTTCAGCTCATCCTGTGCCTTTACGCTTCCGAGAGCTGCAGCCACTGTGCCGGATGCTTCAAAGTAAGTGATACTTTCACCACCTGCGGACTCCGTCTTGACTGCCTTCTTATCTCCGGATGCATATGCGTCGATCTGGTAGTTGATCTCAGCAATAGCACAGATCGCTTTTTTGATCGCCGTCGTATAATCAACAGAGCCTTCGATCTCGGCAAGCCGTCCAAGAGTCAGCCTGTCGAGATCTTCCTCGGCTCTCGCTTCTGATCGCGGAAAGGATTCCTCCGGGATGATGTTGCCGAGATATGTCCCGCTGTAATAAGCGTAATCAACAATCGCACTCATCCCAAATCTCCTCCTTATGCGAAGTCTACAAGCAGATCTTCATCAAGCGCCTGGATACCGTAGAGGACATCGAAGGAAATCTTATCCTTCTTTGTATCCGGATCGTAGCTGAAAACAACACGAACTGCGAGACCGTCTGCGGATGCTACATAGCTGTTGGAGTTGCCCAACGGAAGCTCCAGAGCTCTTGTAACAAGTGCAAGACCGTTTCTGTGGAAGCCAAGCGCATGCGCTTTCTTGATCAGGAACGCATCTGTAGCTGTGAATGTTGCCGGGATATCCTGGTCAACCTTCAGAGTACCTGCACCGGAAGAAAGTGTGAGATCTTCTGTAACAGTGTACAGATAACCGTTTACGATGAGCTTGTCGCCCTCTTTGATCGTACCTGTCTGAGCCGTACCAGCAGATACAGTCATCTGCGTAGCGCCTTTTGTACCTGCTACCTTGTAAGCCGTAGCTGTACCCGGTGTCGCACTCACGTTCTCAGGGCAGTTCTGATCCATGAAGGACTCGCAGCTGTAGACCTTACCGATCTCAGCCTCCCGGAGAGCCTTGGAATCGCCGGCATAACACTGCTTTGCGAAGTTGTCGAGTGTGTTGTACTTGTACAGAATCGTAGGCGGCATTACGAGACGTCTGTCGGATCTCGGAGCCTTCTTCTGGTCGAGTACCTTGCCAACACCTGCGATATCTGTGATCACGGGTGTGCCGGAAATTGCTACAGTGTTAGCTGCCTTCTCAACACCGACTGCGAGCAGATCTTCATCCACCTGAGAAGCGATCGCTTTCATGGAGGGCTCGATAACCTGCTTACTGAAGTCTTTGATATCGAGTGTCATCTCTTTGGAGCTTACGTTAACGGTGATGTCGCGGAAACGATCCATCTTAACCGCTACGCTGCCTTCTGTGATATCCTGCGCGGATACCTGTCCGGTAAAGTTCTTTGCCGTGAATTTCGCGGGCTTTCTGACTGTGACCGTATCACCTACTTTGACGAACTCGTTAGAGTAGTCGCGGTGTACGAGATTAGCCATAACAAGGTTGGCCTGTAACTGTGCCAGCGCTTCATTTGCGATAATGCTGGGTGTAAGTAATGTGTTTCCCATGTCTTCTCTCCTTACATGTTCTGCTTACGCCACTTCAGGTACGTTTCCGTATCCATCTTAGCCGGATCGCCGGTGATCACTTCCTGTGTTCCGCCGCCCATCGGCTGGGTAAAAGTGGCTTTGTTTTTATCACGTTGCTGTTGAGCTTCGTCAACAAAGGCAGATGCGTCCTTGGCTTTGATCGTCTCCAGCATGTCACCGAGTCCGATGATCTTGCCGTCGATCAGTTTCAGCCCGGCACCCTTGATCTCATTCATGACGGCCTGCTTCGCATAGTCGGATGAGAACTTGATCTTCTCCATTTCGCCGCTTAAAGCATCAGCAAAATCTCTGTCATAGATCTTCTGCTTGTATTCCTTTTCAGCTGCTTCCGCCTTCGCCTTCCATTCATCTCTTTCCTTCTGGATCGCATCGAAATCTTTTCCGTCGAATCCCTTCAGGGTATTCTCGGCATCTTCCGCACGCTTCTTCCAGTTCTCAAGATCAGCTGAAAGTGTGTCTGCTTTTTTCTGCAGATCCTTCATGTCCTTGATGTCTTTCCCGTTTTCCGCAAATACAAACTTGATCTGCTCCTCGGTAAGACCCTGTGCCTGTAAATCTTCTGTCTTCATATTCGTCGCTCCTCTCGCTTTTAGATGTGTTTTAGGACATGCCATCGATGTCCGATGCGCTTTTGCGTTTTAGGTCCGCA